CTCTTTTTGTATTTATATTTGTATTTTATATTTCCCTTTCCCCAATTTTCTGAATGCATCTTTTGGTACAAGTCTGAGCCACGCGGCCATTGGAATTTTCATTCCAATGGCCGTGTGGTTTAGATTTGTTTCCATTTGTATGCATTCAGTCCTTTCCCCATTCTATTTACCTATTAGTATATATTTATTTCTTCTCTCACCTCCCAGGCCGCAAACTGGGAAGGTCTGATGTTAATAACACTTTGGTTCCCACAGATTTGTAATGCACTCTTAACTGTTTACTCTTTCCGGAGGGAGCCTTTACTAGTTGAGTTTTGTACGAATGGGCGCACTCGACTCAGTAGACATGAAGATGGAACCTACACCATCTGATTTTGTATCTGACTGACCGAGGCCGCGGCACTGGTTAACCCCGCCCAGGGACGATACTTAACCGCTTTTAAAGGTGGGGCCCTCTATCTTGAGTTTATAGCTTTGTAGTGGTACACGTTATACATCTGTGCAGAGTGTTATTGATTGAAGACTGCGGCGAACCCCCCCGTTTTGAACCAGAGAATGAAGATGATGAGCTTTGGTATCGAGACGAATGAAGAGGAATTGGGTTACGCTTCGCCCATTCCCCCGAAAGGAATGTCAGAAAGCCAGAAGGGCGCAGGTTACGCTTTGCCTGCCCCCCCTGAAGGGAAATTAAGAGCAGATTGCACCGAGAAGATTGTTTTGGCAGATGGCTGCCTGATTTATACGTTCTTTCTCACAATGGCCGTATGGCTTAGATTCGTTTTGCCCACATTGGCGCTTGAATGGTGTTTGAGTGGAGTCTTGATCCACCTCTCCATTTTGCAGGCCTTGTTTGGTGCATCATTTGTGGTGTGTTATGCCGTGATTGGATTATTTTATTTCTTCCAATTCTCGATCCATTTCACCCATTTTGTCCTTAGGAATTTTGTACGATCGAGGTATTACAGGCTTGGAGCACTCGTTACGATTCTCATAATACCAATTTTGGTTAATCATAACCTGTACTTTGCCTGGCTTACTTCGTTGCATGTCCTATGGATCCTTCTTGTCCTTGGATGCACGAGTTTCCGAGACATTCACTCCTCATTGTGCTACTATTTGGACATTTGGTGTGGTTTAATTACCATAACAGTGGACAAACATGTGGTATGCATTGCTGGGTTAGTTGATTTTTGCTATTCTTTTGTATGCGTCATCACCTATCCCATCAACCTTGCTCTTTCCTTGAGCATTGTGAGGAGGGGTTCTTATCCATCTGTGTGTATTCAGTCATCAGCTCCATCTTTCATCGCGAGCGTGTTGAATGCATCTTTTGGTACGAATCTGAATCATACTGTCATTGGCTTAGTTGAGTCACTTATTAGCTGGCTTTATCTTATTCTTGTGAGTCCGGATACCACAGCGAGGCTTTGTGCCACTAGATTGGTGTTCGACTCCCTTTACACAAGGTTGAGTGAGATGGGTCTTATTAGTGACGGCAAGGTCAAGGACATGTATAAGTGTTGTGAATGGTTTGTGTCCGTGTTCGAGGATGCGTTGGCTTCCAACGATGACAACAAGTGGACGCTTGACCTTCCAGGTATGGAGCATCATCGGCCTGATGATGGGCCTGATTCCGAGTGTGATGAGCCATCATCTGACAGCCTTCTAGGACGTATTGGAGCCAAAGTTGCTCACGTGCGTGCCAGGGTTAATCAGAGTGGCAGTTCTCGTAATCCGCTCGAGCAGATTCACGTTATCATGGCTGCTTTGTCTGGCAAGAATGGCCAAGCGCTGGCTAGAGTATTCAGTACTGGTTCCATCATAATTGGATACTTGACTGGTTCTATTCGGGACTTAAGGACAGTTCAGCACACTCATGATCTTTTCACGTCGTCTTTTGAGTCGGTGGGAGATTATTCTGGGGCGTTAAGCCAATTGTGGACTGGTATTGAAATCATCCACAAGTGCTTGACCACCTTCAGCTTTGATCCATTGTGTGCAACCGCACAAGCTTTGAACAAATGGCATGGTGATGTTGAGGTTTTTGTCAATGATTTGAACGTAGATGTCGGTCAGATTGATATGCTTGAATCTCAGTACAAGAGGTACCAGAACCTCATAGAAGTTGGTACCAAACTTGCCGCGGACTTGCCAAAGCAGCTGAAGAATAAAGCCCTTGTTGTGATGGCAACACTTCAGACTAAGGTGGCTTCCAAGCTTGTTCCTGTTTTGAGGAATAAGCAACGTGAAGCCCCATTTGGCGTGCTTCTTTTCGGGCCATCTGGAGTTGGAAAGTCTTCGTTGGTGGATATTGTCAATAAGGCCGCTGGTGCAGCTTATGGTATTTCCGAACCAAAGACGTACACTTATGGTGGCAACGACCATTTTGATGGTTGGGACAATGAAACTACGACTATCATCCTAGATGATATCGGGAAGGCACGACCGCAAGCTGTGCAGAAGGATCCTGTTTTGCAGAAGATCATTGACATCAATAACAACATTCCATTGCTTCTGCCCATGGCTGAGCTTGAAGACAAGAAGGGTGCCATATGCCGACCGAAGGTCATGATTGGTACTACAAATGTCAAGAGCTTGCACGCTCATCATTGGATGGCGTGTCCAGGTGCTGTTTTGAGGCGATTCCCTTATGTTGTTACTGTAGAGGTCAAGCAACAATACCGCATGAGCAGGTCCACTCAACTTGATCCCGAAAAGGCTCAGAGACCAGACACCTATAAGGGTTGTATTCAGGACCTTTGGAATCTTAAGGTTGAGAGTGTGGCCTCTTCTGGTAATGAGATCGTCTACGAGCACGCCATATCCACAGGATGTATTGCCGAATTTACGCGATTCATCAAGGAAAAGGCGGAGATTCACCGTCAGCGGCAAATCACGAGACTCAAGGAGGGCAACACCATCAGGATTTGTGCAAAATGCGGATATCCTGTAGGTTATTATGCCCCCGGGGACAACAACACCTGCCCTGAAGGTTGTGAACCCGCTGAAGGTTACACCCCGAAGCCGATGCGCGATGAGATTCAAGAGCACATTAGCCATGTTGTCAACCAATCAGGAGGTGGTGAGATTGAAATGGAGAATCTGAGGGCAAGGTCTACTTCCTTTCCGTATGGAGAGAGACCCCATGATGAGACTCCTGGTCCAGTCCCCCGCCAATACTTTGCTAGCGGCAATTCTTGGTCCCGCCTTTTACCACCACGCTATACAGAGGTGGTTGGCGGTGAGGTACACATGGGTTACAACAGAGGAGCCAGCACGACTAACTTGGGCCACATTATGTGGTACATTTATAGATCGTGTGTGCTATCATGGTGTGAGTGGTTTGGCGCTGACATCATTGTGGCATCCATGCCCCAATTGTTGGATCTGCTGTATTGGTTACTTTGGCTCGAGACTTACTGTTATGCAGTGATTTGCTCGGTACCCATCCTTTATCTCTGGGTAGTGGCGCACAATCTATTTGCGTACCAATTTGTGTACGTTGGATGGAAGGTCGTCCACAGGTACTGTCAGAAGATTGGCTATGGAGATTATGTATTTCCTGCAGATTTCACGCTTCGTGAACTGAACACTGTTTCCGCATTTGAATTTGGAAGGTGTATGAGCGCGATCAAGAATAGTGCAGTTGAGTCAATTCGCAAAGTACCCAGGAAAATTTGGGTTGCAACCTTTCTCATTGCTTTGCTTGTTGGTATCGGGTTGGTTTTCTATGCCAGAGATGGTAAAGAACCACCTGCGCAGTGGAACGCACATGTTACCCAGCAAGGTTTGGCTCTGTCTAAGGTGTTTGCAGCGATCATCCCGTCCGACAAGGAGGTAGGATTGAAACCGAATGTATGGAACGGAGAAGTTTTCCAGGTAGCCCCACAGGGAACTAAGAAAACTCAAAGTTCAGATGCTGCTTCCGATGAGTCTATTAAGACGAGGATGGCCAAGCGAACGGTTTTCCTATTCTTGAGTAATCGAGATGGTGATGTGCGCGAGTGTGTGACTGCCATTCATGTATATAATAAAGTGTACATGACAGTTAGCCATGCCTTTGCCAAGTTCAAGGATGACATAGTCATCAAGTTGCGTACTTGCAATGATCCCCGTATCATCCACACGAGTACTGTGAGGAAAGTGGATGTGACCATGGTACCGGACAGAGATCTGGCATTTGTGCACCTCGACGGTCCGTCACTCCCATACCTTTACCAGCGTGAAGGAGCGGAGACCATGGATGTTGTCAAACATTGTGACAACGTCAAAGGGATGACAGGGTACACCATATCTTCAGGATACAATCCCGAATGTCTTTTGCCGTCTCAAAACGGTCTTCGGATTGCAAAGACTGTTGGCCTTGGTGTCAGCATGAGTGATTCGATGAGGGCGTACTCCAATGTACGTTACAAGGATTGGATTTTTGATTCTGATTGCGAATCATTCCCTGGAGACTGTGGCTCTGCATATATGGTCAAAATTGGCAATGTTCACGCTCTCGCCGGAATCCATGTCGGCACTGTCGACGTGGGTGGGAAGTGGAAGCGCTGTGCTGTTCCTGTTGATGCTGAATTAATCTACAATACAGTGAGCAGCATGCCGTGCTTGAATCGACCCGCAGGAGAGAAGGTTGTTGGCATCAGCATGATTGAAGAGAACCATGGGACCCCGAACTTGCAGTCCACGGGTCTGGTTGAACTACATCAGAGAAGCCCTATGAACCATATGCACACTTATGTCAATGACACCACCGGTGAGAAAGTTGATCTGGATGAAGCTCTTGGCAGGGTGCGAGTGCAGGGTTTGGGGTCGTTGGATGAACCGGAGAGACCTAGGTTTCGCTCTGACGTTCGTAAAACACCAATGCATGATGTAGCCGCGAGAATGGGTCATAAGTGCGATTTAGAAGCTCCTAAAGTGGACAAAAATCGTACACGCCATCGACTTGTGAACGCTCTGACATCTGTCCGTTCTGGTTATTCACAAGAGGACTTACTGAAGATCGGTCAGTATATCGTCAGTTCCATAGTTAATGGAATTCGTTCTACTGTTCCGGGGAAGAATGTCCGTACCGGGCTGGTCCCAGATTTTGAGGCCCTTAATGGATTCTCAGAAACGCGTGGATCAACTCGTTTCAAGGGTATCAACCTCAAGACTTCAGCAGGATTCCCTTACAACAAGGCCAAGGATAGTGTTCGGTGTTCTGATGGCAACCTCATGTTTGAACGTGTGGTGGATGCAGAATCAGGCAAGAGCTACATTAAGGCTCATGATGAGTTTTATACTGCTGTTGCTGATAGCGAATCCCGTGCCCTCGATGAGGGAACAAGTGGGAATGTCTTTAGTACATTTTTCAAGGACGAGCCTGTGGCACCGTCCAAAAATGCACAATGTAAGACTCGTGTGATTTATGCATCGAACGTGGTGGAGAATCACATCCTCCGGAAGTTGTTCGGGAGTTTGGTAGCCATCCTTCAAAGTTTCCCACTTATCTACAAGAATTGCCCTGGCACGAATGCTGAGGGCGACGACTGGGACAAGTTACACGCTCAACTTGAGGCAAAGTGTATTGCTGGTGCTTTTGACGGAGATTTCAGCGGGTACGACACGAAAGTCTTTAACCATGTTGTTATGCAAGTGGTCACTACTATGTTTAAGACTCTTAACCTCGAATTGTCTAAGGACAGTAATGGGGTGAGCAGTTTTGACAAGGATGACATCAAGTTGATGGACGCTGTTCTGAACAACATGTCGAGGCCTTACGTGAACTTCTTCGGTGATCTTTTGAGGATCCATGGGGTGAATCCCTCTGGGCAAGGAGCCACTGTTCATATCAATGGATTGGCCGCTTACTTGATTGTGGCTACGACATTGTGCAAGGTGGCTGAGAACCATGGGGAATTACCCAATATCCAGAGTGCCGAATTCACTTATGAGGTGTTTGAAGAATTCATGGAGAAGTTTGGTATGGCTTTCTATGGGGATGACTCACTCGTGACTACTACGGACGCCAAGTACAACTTCACTGCTGTCAAGGATATGATGGCAAGCTATGGGATTGAGTTTACTCCTGGTCTCAAGACTGAACAGGATTACACTCTTAAACCATTGCAGAGGACGGATTTTCTTAAGAGGAGATTTGTCAAAGATCCTGACTATGGCTTCATTAGGGCCCCCCTTAGGGAGGAGGTCCTGGATAAGATGCTAATGGTTTGGATCGCAGGCAGAGGTGACGAACCTGGCGGACATGCAATGTCTATGCTTAGGACAGTACACCGAGCTGCATCTATGCACCCTAAAGAAACTTTCCTCAGGTATGAGAACACTATCAAGGAATGCCTGAAAGAATGGATTGGTGGTACCGATTTGTCGGGTGCTTTCACGAGGAGGAATTTTCCTTCTTATGAATGGTATACAGCTCGTTACCTGGAGGCCCACGGGATGGGTGATGCGGCTCAACAGCTTAGCCTCGATTTTATTGAGGGTGAGGGTTCAGGAGCTGCAACTGAGCAGGATGTCACCGTAGCGCTAGAGGGCGGCTGCGCGGTTGACGTGTTTTGAACACATTCATATGCCTTCCCTGGAATAGCGTGCAAAGTTCCAGGTATGTATATTAGCACATAATTTATTTTAATGAGCAGTAACATAAATGAAGAAGAGCCAACCCTCGATGATTCTGGATCGAGTGGTGTAGCGAACGAGACCAGAATAGCGCAGCTCAATACATCGGTGATCGCCCCATCACCACCGACGCCTGCATTGTCGTCGGAGTATTTAAGAGCAAAAGGGGTAGATCTGGGTGGCTTCCTGAGCCGCCCAGTGCAAATTTACCACGTCGTATGGAGTGAGGGTACATCTCTTAGGTACAACATCGATCCTTGGGCAAAACTTTTGAGGTATCCATCCATTAGGAACAAATTGACAGGTTATTCCCGTTTTAGGGCTAGCCTTAAGATGAAGATCCTAGTGAATGCATCACCCTTTCAGTATGCTCCCCTTCAGATATCATATAAGCCCTTGTCTGGGCCGATTGCTAGTGATGCTATATTGGCAACAGAAGCAGATGATTTTTCTGGGGGATTCATTGATGTTGACGTAGATGATGCCAATTACCAGGGACTGTTGAGAAGTTCTAGGAACGCTTTGGTACTGAATCCAGCTACAACGGTGGAGGCTGAAATGTCTGTACCTTTTGTGTGGCCGTTCCCTTGGTACAATCTCGATGTTATCGTCGATCCGGATGAGACACCGGTCCCAGAAACTGGTTTAGGTCGCTTGACATTTTATTCTCTATCCAGATTGCAGTCAGTGTCTGGTACAGCCTCGACTCCAGCCCAGATAACTGTTATGGCCTGGTTTGAAGATGTAGAGGTGCAAGGACCTAGTGTGAAGATTCAATCAGGAGGTGGTGAGTATGTCAACCGACCGGTCTCAGCCACATCATCAGTGATTACTGGTGTTTCGAGAATGCTCTCACTTATACCTTCCATACGACCAATGGCATTAGCCACAGAAATGGTGAGCAGTGGTGTTGGCGCTTTGGCTAGTAGGTTTGGCTATTCAGCAGTCCCTGTTATCGAAGAGTCGCATCCTTACTTTCCAGCAGCGCTACCAGCCTTGGCGACAAGTGATCGTGGTGCTCCTAATGATATTCTGGCCTTGGATGCAAAGAATGAAATTTCTGTTGATCCAATGCTGGCTGCTTCGAAGAACGATGATATGCTTTTACGCAATATTCTTTCTAAGAAGATTCTTATAGGAGAGATCCAATGGGATAGTACGGATTTGTACCCAGTTGTCACAGGCACCGTGGTTGTAACACCAGAGGCTTATAGAGCCATTCCTGATACGGTTGGACCTTCAAGTTCAACACCGTGTGAAAGGATTGCCATGAGTCCATCGTGTCACATTGCTCAAGCTTTCCGTTATTGGAGTGGTACCATTGATTACACATTCACGGTGGTAGCAACCAAGTTCCACAGAGGCCGCTTAAGGATAATGTATGACCCAAATGGTCCCAACCTTTATGGGGCGACTGAGCCGAGAGATGAGGCGATCCTGATGAACACTATCCTTGATGTGTCAGAATCGCCGAGTGTCACACTCAGCATACCCATGATGGGTACCAGACCGTGGTTGGAGTGTAATCACAGGTCGACCAACTTCAATACCTTGGCGGAAGCTGAAGGAGCAGTGAGTTCTTCTGCTACACCGACCATGCCTTACACTATTAGTGATCAAAGGTTTTACAATGGAGTCATTTACTTGCAAGTCATCAATGAGCTGAGTCAGCCGACGGCTAGTTCAGACGTGCGTGTACTTGTGGAGATGGACTGCTCAAGAGTCAGATTTGCATGTCCAACTGAAATTGATAGCACACTGAATAGTGGTGGTTCGAATCTTGATTTCACACCCGGCCAAGTCATTATTCAGAGTAGCAGCAATACTGGTGTTCAGAGTGTTACAGATCAGATTGGAGAATCAGAAGAGTGGCCGGAAGATGCTGCTCTATATATGGGTGAGGTGATACCATCCATCAGGAACCTGATTCAACGGACTTCATTGTTTTATTATGATGCCAAGAACTTGGACAAGCAAGAGTGCCATATCATTGACCTCCCTCGGATGCCTATCACTAGAGGGTTCAGGCTACCAAATTCTTATTTGAATTTGGTGGACAAATCGACGACCCCGACGGTGACTGAGTATTTCAATGCAGTTAATGTTATTCCCCTCACCTGGTTTGCATCCTGTTATGCTGGACTAAGGGGAGGAGTGAATTGGAGGCATAGCCCCATGTTTGGTCACTGCATGATCACCACTCGTAGGTTCACCCGGTCTATGACCACAATGGACAGTGCTACCAGTTCCACACTCACCACTGACATTATGGGGGCATATGGGTCATGCGCAGCGGGAGCTGTTGCAAATTGCTCCCAGGCGAACCCTGTCACAGGGGCTCGTGTGGTTTCATACTCATCTGCTTTATTCACACCTGGGAATCCAATGGCATACCCAGGTGGTGTTGGGCCAGGTGGTGGCACCATCGGCATTGGTGATAGTGCAAATGCAGAGAAAACGGATGGGACGGTGAGGTTTATTACTTACCAGCCCAATGTGAGCGTGAGAGCCAGTGCTTCCTTCTTATGGGTATCAGCTGGCCACGACTTCAGTATGTTGCACTACATCAATCCACCAAGTATCACAATTATGAGCGCTTCGATAAATCAAGTGGCATGAATCTAAGTGCTCTAAGCCAAGACATTTTAAAGGGAATGCGAGTTCGCCCTTGAAATGGAACCGACCGGGGTTCCAGCGTTGATGTCTGGCACATTGAACTCGGATTTTTACATCATAA